AACATTCTTTGCATGTTCAGCAGCAATCTGATTACGTTGGTCCTGAGCAGCTTGAATGATAGCTGTTTTCTGGTTTTCGTAATCCTGCTGACTTATAAGCTGTTGCTCAAATTGTGCATTTAAAGCCTCAATAGAATTTTGTTCATTTAAATTAACCACACCTTGCTGACTATCAAGTAGATTTGTCGCGGCACTTAGGCGGCTAGATCGTTCTTGATCTAGTCTATAGAACTCACCACTGCCATTCATATCAGCTTGAATACCACCCCATGCTTGACCAGCTTTTGCTGCACGATCAAATGCTTCCAATCTTTCCTGATCACGTGATAATGCCAGTCGCTTACGTTTTTCCTCCTCATCTTTTGCCGTTTTGGCAATTTCTTCTCGCTCCAATCGGTAGCGTTCTTGCATTGCCTCAGTTTCTGAAAGCAAGAATAATTTAGCTTGAAACAAACGTTGCTCTTGAGCAAGTTTTAGTAAACCTATTTCTTGTTGCAACTGTTGAGCTAACAAATTAACAGCTTCTTTACGCTGTTCTTTCGTCATCTCTAAGTCGTGTTCGGCTTCAAATTGACGTTTTGCAAAACTGTCCTTTAAAAGCTGCTCTTCCGTCTTTGTGTAGTCTCGGAATGAATCAAGCTTAGTCTTTGTAGCTTGCTCAGCAATAGCAATATCATTATCTGCACGTGCTTGAAGTTCTGCTTTAATTTCAGCTTTGCGTTCTGGGGTGAAGTTGGCCTTATCGACATCTTCCAATTTCTTAGCAAGATCATTTCTGATCTTAGTCACTTCATTGGCAACATCGTTTTCCAGTTGAAGGCGTAACTTGGCCTGTTCTTCTGCCATTTTTGTGGCGTCTTGAATAAGCTTATCAAAATCTTTAGAGGTGATATCGCCAGCTGTATAGCCATTAATACCAGCCATATAACTTTGATAGTCTTTCCAGTATTGATTATTATTTTTACCAATACCTTTACCCTTCATTACATTGCCTTCACCTGCATGATATGCACGTACAGCCTTTTCTAAATCACCTTTAAAAAGCTTCAAAAGATAAGACATGTACTTAGCGGCACCTTCAGCAGATTGTGCTAAATCAGTGCGGTCTTTTACGCCATATTGCTTGGCAGTACCTTCGAGAAACTGAAATCCACCAGTGGCTCCGGTTTCTTTGTTATAGGCTTTTGCATTACCTCGAGATTCGATCATATGAATCGCGGATAATGTTCCTGATGGAAGTTTGTATTTAGACTCCAGATCTGCAAAGCCGAATTTTGAAGCATTTGCTAGGACTTTCGCATTTACATTTAGTACTTTTTGCTGATTTTTAAGCTCCTTGTTTTGCTCACGTATTGAATCAGTTCTAGCATCAGTCATAGCTTTGATTGATTCTTCAGCTTTCCAAGTATCTGTTAATGATTTCATAGCCTCTCGGTCTGCTGCCTTAAGACCCTTAGCTATTGAATCTTTATAAAGCTTCAGTAAATCATTAGCCTGAGACTCAGAAAACCCCTTTTTCATTACTATCTCGACAAATTGAGAATCCCACAATTTATCTGCATACATTTTCTGTAAGGACTTTTGTGCTTCATCTGCAGCCTGTTTTGTATTATTGATGGCGTCTGCATGTTTCTGCTGCTCAATTGCCGCATTTTGTGCTTTATTACCTGTTAAGGTAACTTCAATACCAAACAATTTAATGGCTGTTTTTGTCTTATCAGCCTTTTCATAAGCCTCATTGTATTTGTCGATTTGCTCCTTCAAAGCATCTCTTAGGCTTGGAGGTAACTTCTGTTTAGCAAGTTGTTCCATAGCCTCCTTGTAGCTAATTGTGCCCAATCGAGCTTCATTAGAAATCCTTGTAAGTTCAACATTGCCTTTACCGAAGTTTTGAATATCAATTAAGGCTGAACCAACGGCCATTTCTGTTTTTTTCAACTCCTCATTTTGAGCTTTAAAAGCCGTTGTTAAGTCATTAATAGCTTTGGTTTTTGCCTCACCTTTTAAGCCTTTTAACTCTTCAGCAGTACGGTTAGCCACTTCGGCTTGTTCAGCGAGAGTTCTATTCGCTTCCTCTGCCTTACCTTTAAAATAAGTGTAAGTTGCAGCCAGAGCGGATACACCTAAGGTAATTGCTCCAATTGGACCTCCGATAAGTCCTAATGCTCGACTACCAATACTACCAACTAAAGAAGAAGCTGCTGAGAGCCTAGTTTGTGCAGCAGTTTGTGCATTTGTAGCAGCAGTTACTGCTGCCTGTGCCTGCGCATATCGAGTTGCTGCCGCAGTTGCACCAAATTTAGCTTGGGTTTCTGCATTTGTTGCTCGCACATTCGCGAGATGAGCTTTAGCTGCATTCAAGGCAGCTGTAGCTTCAGCATATTCTGCTTGAGCATTTAGCACAGATGCTTGGCGGCTCGCTAAAGTCGAAGCCATTCCCTCTTTAATAGCAGCGCTCTTCATCAAAATTGCACGAGTGATATATCCAATACCAACTACTAAAGCCCCATCAGCAATTAAATCTAAATTACTTGCAAGAGTTTGAACTGATCCAGCTAATACCTGTGCCGCACCACTTCCCTTACCTGCTTCGCCAACAAATTTTGTGATCTCGTTGTTTAGGAGTGTGAGAGACTGCCCGATTGTGATATCTGTTTTAGCAAAAAGAGCATCAACATCAGATTCTACATTTCTAAGCGCTTTTACAATTTCTTGTGAAGTAATTTTTCCTTCAGCCGCAACTGAACGCAACTCTCCTACGGTGATCCCCATACCTTTAGCAATAGCCTTTGCTAGAGCTGGTGTTTGTTCCATAACTGAGTTGAGTTCTTCACCACGTAATGTACCGCTTGCCAAAGCCTGCCCGAATTGAACTAAAGCTGCATCAGCTGCTTCTGCACTTGCACCACTGATCGCAACTGCTTTTGATACTGTTTCAGTTAGTCGAGCAGTGTCATCCATCGTTAGATTTAAAGTCTTTGCATTATCACTAAAGCGCTGGTAAACCTGTAACACAGAATCCCAAGCTGAATAGGTTTTTTGAGCAATTCGGAAAGTGTCTTCCGTAGCCTTGTTTAACTCAGCTTGATTGTTAGTGACTAACTTAAGGCGATTTTGTAATCCAGTATATGTATCCATCTTTGAAATGGCTGAACCTACTGTTAATAAACCAGCCATGTGTCCAGCTAAAGCTCTGGTGGCTACAGACAAGCTGTCCATAGACTTAGATGCAAATTCACCTTTACGCTCAATACTATCTAATTCATTGCCTAGATTACGCGCATTACGTTCAGCATTTTGCGAATCAATAACAATGACCAAACGGGATTCTTGTGCCATCTTTACTTTCCTCTAGGCAATAAAAAACCCACTCAAGGAGTGGGCCGTTCAAAATTAATAATCTGATGTATTAGTTAGAAAAAAGCACCTTTGGGTACTATTAGCATCTTTAAGTTACTTATTTAACTGGTTCAGTTATATCTGTCGCTGCCGCCACCGCTGCAGCTGCTGCCTCTTCAGCAGATCCCGAAATCTCCTCTATACCCCAATCTGCTTGAAATTTTGTCTGTTTAACAGTAGGAGGGTTCCATTTTAAATTCGATACATCAAACTTAAACTGCTTACTCCCATTTTGATAAAATGGAAGCTCTATGATAAGTTTCTTGGAATTTAAAAGCCTTTTAATGAATAAGTTGGCATCATCGTCATTTCTCACGAATAAAACGTCACTCGCATGATCGGCAGTACTATCTAGCTCTACAGTTTCTACCGTATTATCGTCAAACTTAAATGAAGCATAGCAATTGCGTGAAATAGTGTCGCAGGCATACTGTCCCTTACTTATTACAAATAACACATCTAGAGGTTGTCCTGTTTTTTCACGCAAAGTAATAAGAAGCTTGGAGCCACCTTCATAAGGTGAAGAAAAATGAACATCATTAATTGATGTGATACTGGCAAATTTTGATTTGATGCCGCGCATCTCATCATTTGATTCGTCATAAACCCAATTATTCAAAGTATTTTCTTTATCAGTTGGTGTAGCAACTACGTTAGAAGCGGTTGTACTAACCTCATTACTAATGATGGAGTTGGTATTCTCCTTTTTATTACACCCTACCAAACCAAAAACCAAACTTAATAAAATAATCTTTTTCATATATAAACCTATCAAATATCAAAATTTTTAAAATCAGCTAATGATCCAAATAAAAATCATTAAAGCTATAAATAAAATAATCCCACAAATAATCCATTCAGATTTAGGGTAACCCCATACATTATCTGGATTATTAAAATCAGGTTCTCTTCTACGTGTCGTTTTCTTAGTATGACTAGAGAACTTAGAATAAGATAAACCAGTACCTGGAATACCTACTGTTGTGCGAGTACCCTTCTTACTTACATTTACACGTGCACCTTTCCCACCCACGGAAACACTTGATAGCCCTTTTTTACTAACATTGACACGGATTCCAGGAGCAATTTTTATACTTTTTCTAAAATTCAATCCCATCACATCACCTATCTAGAGCAGATCTTTTTAGAAGCACTGATGGAACCATCATTACAGACAAACTTACTACCATCGCAATGACTTATCCCACCTTTCTTACCAGAGCACGGTTGTCTGCCTCTACCTGCTTCCGCAAAATTTAATGAGCTTAGAACTAATAAAAGACTTAAAATGACTTGTTTCATGAATTTCACCGTTTGTTATAAAGTGTACTAACTTTAACAAACTGGTTACTAAATGTCACATAAAGGAAAACCACCCGAAGGTGGTCTTTTAAATCAGGCTATGCATGTAAAAGTTTTTCAGCACCAGCAGCCAAGAAAGCCGATCGAGTAGTATATCTCTTACCTTTACCTACATTCTCATCAATTTTACGAATCAAACGGCTTGGTAAAGTAACATTGATTTTTTCTGGTTTACCCAGATAACGACTAACATCAACTTCGGTAACCGCCCAGATCATTCCTTTATATTCAGGATCATCGACAAATTTAACTAGTTCGGAAGCTAATGGGATTTCCTCACCATCTTCAGCCAATATTTCTAAATGGCCTGAAATAGCTTCTTTAACATTCTCAATAGCTTCTTCAAGTGTGTCACCAGCACTAAAACAACCTGGAATATCAGGAACAGTGACACCAAATGCCTCAGTATCTGATCCTCGTTCAATTGCAATTGGATATAACATCTCAACACTCCATGCCCTTGGCATAAACATATCGCCCACTGCGTTATGATTAGTTGTAAGGGATATAGTATTTAAAGTCGGGAAACAGCGGGTCAATTTAGACCCGCTTGTTTCAAAATGCTTTTAACAGTTCCGTTTGGTAAATCCTTTTTAGGATGTGGGATTGTAACTAACCCCTTTTTGGTTGGGTGTTTAAAGTGATGATGACTTCCTGAAACCCTAACCTCATACCAACCATCTGCTTCAATCATTTTGATTAAATCCAGACTTTTCACACCAATCCCTTATTAACTTGATGAGATAATAATAACCCTAGAGTTATTATATGTAAATAACTCTAGGGTTACTTTTTTGAGGACTTGGAATTTATTTTTTTATGGGCTTCATCTAAAAACAAGTTATCCAATGCAAAAATACAGTCATTAAAAATATGAGCATCCACAGGTAAATCATTATGCTCTGCATAGACATTGATTGCCTGCTGATCTAAAGATAACGGGATGCCCTGCTCATACCGTCTGGATCTGGCAATAGTACTAAATGCCGAAAGAATAGAGTCGGCCGCATACGAATATTCTGGCGGATCCGGAATACGGCCACCTAAGAACTTGATTTGCTCGATTTCGTGCGGCGTTTTCGACGCATACGTTTTTTGGTATTTGTAGAGCTCGATGACTTTCCCAGAATTAAAGCCTTGTCCTTGTCGGCTTCTTCCTGAATCTTCTGGGCCTGCTCTTTGATGAATAACCAGATCGAAATACCAATATCACCAAGATTAAGAAGCTTTGAGGCATTCTCAGGGGTATATGGCTTTTCAGACTCAACAGTTTTACCGTCTACGATTTCGGCAAATACCACACCTTTCCAGTCTTCGATTAAGTGGGCGGCGCAAGCATCCATTAACAATTCATGGTAAAGCTTGGCATTTTCATCTTTGACCATCACATCATAGCCTTTAGACGAGATCTGATTTCCTGCTCGTTCAATAGCTACCTGAAAAGGCTTATAAGCGATACCACGGACTTTGAACTCAGCCTGTACATCGCCATCAGCCCCTTTGTATTCACACCATTTTGATACATCCGAGCTTTTAATAATTCCGACTTTTAAAGCCATAGCAACCTCTAATTTTGAGAAATAAAAAAGCCCATGTGATTCCATAGGCTTTGTTACTGAATAAGCTGATTACACAAGAGCACGTACAATCGTTGGACTGGTACGCACTTGGGCAAAATTGATATCTATTGTAATGATGTCATCACCGCCGCCATCCGGGTGGTTAGCTTCCTTAACTTCAAGTTGCGGGAAGTTAAACGAGTACTTACTGCCTTTTGTGTCTGTAATATCAAAGGTCAATGTAAATACATCACGGGTTTTAATGGCATCAATCCATGCGGCAGATGTTGCCGAGAACATGAAATTAGCATTTACGCCAATATCCATCATTTTTTCTAAGTAGAACTCAGGCGTGTATTTGCCTGAACCGATACAACGGATTGCTTCCAGATTATTACTAAAGTTAATGGTAAGTGTCTGCAGACAAGCTTTCCCCTGAATTGACTGACCATTAATAAGTAGCTTTTCAACGTTTGGCATACTCACCAGAGGACGAGTCGATGCTGGAATAGGATTTGTAACAGGATTAACCTGCTGTCGCGTAAATGAGCTACCTACTAAACCAAAGTTACCAGTGATTTTACCTGTGGTCTGGATCGTCATTTCACCTGTATTCACTTGAATACCGCGATAAATAAAGACTTGACCAATATCTTCAAAGACTTTTACCAAGGTAAGAGACTTACGTACTCCACCACCAAAACTTAAAGCATTTGCAGCCCAGTTATTGAAAGCGAGAACATTTAAGAATAAGTCAAAGGTACCTAGTGATAATTCAAACTCTAGTTGACCAGTTACTTCGGCTTCCGTTACAACAGCGCCTTGGCGAAAACGTGAATCAACTACTTCACTGCTATCTTCAGTAGTAACATTTTCAGTCAAACTATCAGTAACACGGCGAACGGTGTACCAGACTGGATTTGCAGGAGTTGTTCCTAAAACTGCTTCCTCACAAGCATATAATCGAATTTTTGCGCCTGAACTCATTTATGGTTCTCCAAAATTTAGGCAATAAAAAACCCGCTGTTTAAGCGGGTTATTAAAGTGTTTCGTCTGTTTCTGAGATTTCTGGCGGTTCCACGCCATTCATGGCTGCAGCAACTGCCTGAGATAAGTTAGTCGGCTGGAAATCCACTGGTGTTTCACTCAACGGCTCTTCAGGCTCTGGTTCAGGTTCTTCATGCAGACGGATATCAATCCAGCGG